CGTCCAGCGTGAAGTGTACAAAGCCCGTCTTGTCATTTGCCCTCACAAGCTCCGGGGCGGTATACCCCAAAGTCTTCACGGCAAGCAACACTCCTTCGTTGGTGCCTCCAAGCTTGCATACCTCCTCATACATGGCTATCCTTGAGCGGTAGTTCTCCGGATGCTCTCCATCATACCGGGTGAGCCGCCTGTCCGCTCCATGTACTGGGAGCATCTCATGGCAGCACGTGGCAACCATACCCTCATCCCTTGCCCGGAGGATGTCCTCCTTCACTTCGTCAAACCTCCTGCCGTATACCTTGCAAAGGATGTACCACTTATTCAGGGATCTCTTCAGCTTCTTCAGCGGAGTGGTTAGAAGATACCACATGTACTCAATAAAATTCTCTATCATGGTGGTATCACTCCTTCTCCCTCGAACTCTGTGCCACGTTCCGGACAGATACATTGATGTCCCCTGCCATGATGACCTTATCCTGCTCAAGAAGCATATCCTCTGACGGTTTCAGGATGTCCGTCTTCCGGTAGTTGTCAATCTTGGCACTTAACACATGAATGATGCTGTCCCGGTAAAGGGTGTTCATCTCTCCCCTTGTCAGAGCCATCATATCCTCAATGAGCTTCGCTGCCTGTCCATCCACTCCATCCGTGGCTGCATCTTCAGCAAGATATATCACAAGCTCAAAGTCCTGCCGCACTACCTCACTGGACTTCACAAGATAGTCTTCATAGTTCCCTTTCAAAGGCTCAATGGCTTCTCCAACCTTTCGTATCAGTTCCGGGGAAGCTTCTCCGGCTGCTCCTATGATAATCACATCCACGGTACCCTGTCCTCTTGGATGCTGTGCATCAATCCGGGCATCCAATACACCGGGAACTGCTTTGGCTGCGTTCCGGAGTTTCTCCTCTATGGTTCTTGTAGCCAGTTCCGCCCATGAACTCATACACCTGTCACGGAGGTCTTCAAGGTCTTCCTCTTCAGCCCCTTCTTCAAAGAGCCAGTCCTCCTCATTGGTCACATAGTCCATGCCGTCAAGATGTATCAATGATATGGTTATCCTGCCCGGTGCTATGTTGTAAAAGGTTCCGGGTGCCTCTGCCTCCACAAGTACCCGTCCCACGGGTTCTCCGGCTTCTATGACCGTATCCTGTAAGCAATAGAACTTCAGTTCCTTGCCTCCGACATCCGGCTCCGTCTTAAAGCAATGCCCTTTCGTGACCTGAAGAGCATTGTTATAGTCATTCCTGTAGATAGTCACATAACCCTTTGCTGCTTTGGCTTCTTTCTGCTGTTTGGAATAATCGGCTGCCTTAATCTTCAGCCAGTCCCCTTCAGCATGTTTGATGAAGCAGGCGTTCAGGATAGTCCGGGAAAGCTCCTTCAGTTCTATGTAGATGGTCACTAACAGGCGGCTAAGATGGTAAAAGATGCCACCTTTTTTGAAGTTCGTTATAGGGAAGCCCTCATCCTCAAGCTCACCCTGTATCTTCTCCATTTCCTCATCCTCATCCGGGATAGGGATAATCTTCTCCATAATGCTCTCATCTATCATTCCACAATCACCTCCACTCCATCACTCTCAATGTCTATATTGTATGATCTATTGCTGTCATTCCTCCGGAAGGACACCCTGATACGGTATACATGCCCGTCAAACTTTACTACGGTCTGTATGCTTCCGGCATCTATATATTCCCTCTTGGACAGTTTGGAGCGGATACGCTGCTGTATCTCCATCTGCATGAAGTCATCATACTCTCCCTGCATGAAGTCAAGCAGGCTCCACCCATAGCTCTCATCTCCTTCCTCATCCTCATAGAAGAGTTCACCTTCTTCTGTCAATGCCTCATTCTTTATATCCTGAAGCCAACAGTCCTCATCCGATACAAGGGCTGCGTCACCGTTTCCATCTGACACGGGCTGTCCGTCCTCATCAAGCATGATGTCAACATCATTCTCACCTGTTATCTGCATCAGAAGCACCTCCCTATGATATACGGGCTGCACTCCCCATACATGAGGACTACCGCCACAATGTCATTCTTCAGGATAAGGATGTCCGTTTTCACTCCCGGAACCTCCGGGAAGCGGCTGTCCGGCTGCTTATTTTTGTCAAGTATTTTGAGAGTTGCTTCATACAGCTCTCCGTTCTGTCTCACAGATACCACCTTTGCATATAAGCCGGGCGGATACTGCATATGTGGATAATTCTGCTTTATCTGATTTTCAAGCTCCTGCTCCACAAACTTCTGCATCATATTAGACATCCTGCTCACCTCCTGCAAAATAGATGTACATGTGTACCGCTCCGGTATCGTCACTTCTCACTATGGTCTTCTCAACCGTTACAATGCCACTGTATTTGCTGTGCTGCACTTCCACCTCTTGGCTATGGTGTATCCACGGGATTGCTATTGTCTCCGCTTCCCAAAGGTCTCCATACTTATTCAGTGCAAGGATGGTCTCCCCTTCCTCAAGGACATACATCTCCTTTTGGTCTTCTTTGGTTCCCCAATAGAATACCTTTTTCTGAAAGAAGAATGGGTTACTGATGCCCCATGAGCTGTTGACTTCTGCTATCGTCTTGATGCCGCTCCTCTTGTCTATGACAAACAGGTCTTTCTTTCCATAATTCTCATCAGACAGGATATAGTCTTCAATCCCTGCACATGCCAGTACATACCGGATGACATCCTGCGGCTCACAATCCACAAAGGATGCCTTGATGGTCACTCTATCAAGCTTCATCATGTCATCTTTTATCATTATCTCTTTCCAGTAGTCCCCGTCACCGCATCTGACATATCCGTCAATCAGGCTGTCAAAGTCATCCTCGTACCCCAGTTCCACGGTTGCCTCATCCATGTCCTTAAACTGTATAAGCCCCTGAAGCTGTGGGGACAGCTCCACCCTGCACCAATCCATATGGGACTCCTTGCTTGAGAAGCACTCCACTTCTATCCCTTCACTTATCTCATAGTCTCCTACTGTCACCCGGAACTCCGGGGATATTAGTTTCTTGTTTCCCAAGCCTCTCGCCTCCTATTTCTTCACCGCTTTCTTAGCGGCTTTTTTCCCTTTTGCCGTGCTCCGGCTGTCCTTTGCCGGGCTCTTGCTTTTTGATTTCTTGCTTTTGCTCTTCTTGGTGCTCTTCTTTTTCGTGGTCTTCTTTTTGCTGACCTTCTTTTTCACCTTTATTCCGGCTATATTAGGAGCCCACAGCTCCAAGGAGACTATCCTTTTGCTTTCTGATATGACCTTCTTAGAGGTGAGGTTCTTGAAATATACCTTTGTAATGCCACGGGCAGCACAATCCTCATTGACAATAGGCAAAAGCTTTGGTTTGCTCTGCCCGTATGGTTTGAAGAGCCTCTGCATCTCTGTGAGCTGCTCCAAGGTGGAAGCTGACTTTGTTGCTTCAAGCAATATATCAATCATCACCTTGCCATTTTCATAGCCTACAGGCTGTGACTTCTTAAATCTGCCTTTTTCATCCTGTGCAACATAGACACTTCCTGCCTCCTGTATCTCCACGCTTGTGACCTGTCCGCCAAGGTATACGCCGCCAAGCTTTACCACCTTTTCCTGCACATACAGCATCTTCCCTCACCTCCTATGCTGTTGCCGGAGTAGGGCTGTCCGTCCGGTTCTGTGCATCCTTCAGCTCATCTTCCACCTCTCCAGACTTATAAGAGATAAATTTGCCGCTTGTGTGGATAAATGGTAGGCAATATTCACTTAATGTGGATAAATTAGCAACTGCTCTGGAAACACATAAATCAAAGGATTCCCGATAATCTTTTCTTTTAGAAAGCTCCTCTGCTCTTCCATGAACCGTTTCAATATCCTTCAGATTAAGTGCTTCCATAACTTCATTTAAGAATAATAACCTTTTATTCAAGGAATCCGCCAGAGTAATCTTAAGCTCCGGAAACATAATCTTAAGTGGGATTCCGGGAAAACCGGCTCCGGTTCCCAAATCCAACAAAGTAAGC